GTTCGGTACGTGACGCCGCGAAATTTGATGTTAAGTTGGCTTCCAATCGTTAACGCAGTCAACGCACGATTGTTGGCCTGATTGTTCAACAACAACGAAATCTCAGTCGGTTGAGGCCGTGTAACAGTCAACGACCCTGCCAGAAATGCCGCAACATCAGCCGCGTCCGTTGTGGTTCGTGAGTATGTTTGCACGGTGAATACATTGGTGCCAGTCCCAGACGATTGGTTTGCCAAACCTGACGGCTCGACAATGACTTTCGTGACGGCAGTGTCAGCCAACGCGGAAAATTGCAACCGATCGTACGTGATTGGAAACGTGCCCGTGCCGTCGTCAGTAAAGTTCTGCGCTGGCCCGAGTGTTTGCCAGTTTCGAGGCAACCACGCAATGAAATCATCACCTGCGTCTAAAATGCCGCCTTCGGTGTTGATGAGGCTGGTCAGGATTTGCAACGCATTTGCGTCGGTCAACGACTGCGCACTCATCGTAGTGTTACTGGGCAACGCCGTCACATTGGTTACCGTCACACCAATGGCAGTGCCAACTGTTTGCGCCCTCAGTAAGGCATTAGCCCCGTCAACGGCTGTGAAGTTGATCGCGGCGCGGCCTGCATAACCGAACGCATCTTCGCCCGTCAACGTCCACGTATCTTCGGCAGACACAATGCCGTATTCGATACTTAGATCAGACACACGAAAGTCATAGTTAGCGGTGTTTCCGGGGGCACTGCCGAATGTCATGGTGACTGCAACAACGTCACCAATACTGATGACAGGCAGCAAATCGGGTCGTCGTCCAGAAATCGTTAGAACACCGCTCCGATAATTTTCCGTCAGGTTGCTACGGCCTTTACGAATCGACACATATTGGATGTTGTTGATTGCGTTGCCGCCAACGGTTGCCGACCACGTTGCGTTAGTCATCAGTAAGCAACCCCAACTGGGATAGGCCCGTTTTGCCGGTAAAAGCGTCGTAGCGCATCGACGACGGCTTGTGGGTCGCCCCCGTTGACGTTGATTGTGACACCGCCCATGCCGCCCATCTGCGACAACGGGACGACCGCTTCTGGGCCTTGCTCACCGATCAGCGCAAGTGTCGGCCCTGCGACGACACCGCCGCGAGCCATGCGCGGCAGGTTGAACGCACCGGCAGCCGACTCGGGGCCACCGCTGAACAGGTCAGGGATTTGGGGAATGTCTTTGCCGGGTTTGACAAGGTTGATACCGCGAATGATTAGGTTGATTGTGGCGCGCCAAGCATTTGCCAGTGTCTTGAAGTAAGCCACCACGCCGCCGATCACGGTTTGCACCACGTCCCTAAACCCTTCAAAACGCTTATAGGCCGCGACCAGTGCAACCCCCAACAGGGCAACACCTGCCGCAATCAACGTAAACGGGTTAAGAGCCATCGCAATATTCGTGGCAACAATCGCAGCCGCAACCGCGCCAATAGCACCAGCAATCGTCAGAAACACCGTCGGGTTGTTCTGCGCCCACTGCGCAAACCGGGTCAAATATGGCAACACCGCTTCCAACGCTGGCAACAACGCCGCGCCGATGCCCTCTTTGGTTTCGTCCAACGCAATTGACATACGCTTAAACGAACCTTCGGCAGTGTTCGCGGCCTCAGACGCGGCACCGCCAAACGTTTGCGCCAACGAACTAAACGCCTCGTCAGCGGACATGCCCTCTTTGATCATGTCGCGCAAAGCCGGATCAAGTTTCGCCAACGCCATCACGTTGCCGCCATACGCCTTCGTAAGCGACGTGGTCACCGATTCCAGGGGTTTGCCGGTCGCAGTCGCAATGTCCATCGCCAACGCCGCGAGGGACTGCGCATCTTCCAGTTCACCGGTCGCAGTGATCAGTTTGCCGAGAGCCGGTCGCAACTGGCTGTCAGAATAGGCACGCAATTGACCCTGTGCGCTAATCCATTCTTCAACTGACGCAATGGCGTCGTCCGTTTCGCCGGTTGATCGACGGATTTGATTTGCCAGTTTGTCTTGCGCTGCCGCGTCCTCGATTGCGCCCTTTGTTGCGCTTGCAAGGCCTGCCGCCAAACCAGCCAACGCCGCCGTCGCCGGTATCGCCGCTTTTTTCAACGCATACTGAGCCTTAGCCCCGGTGGTTTCTAATTGTGAAAATTCTTTGCGTGCCTTAGCAATTCCCGAACCGTCAAAATCGGTAATGATGGGAATATTGATAGCCATTACCTAACCGCCTCATTTACAGAACGCATAATTTTACGCACAAGTTCTTTTAATTGATTTTGCACGTCTTGATCGGTTTGCTGATAAGCACGCCACATTACTCGCGAAGGTGGCCCATATTTCGCAGTCAGAGCCGAAACCATTTGGCGGCCTTGTGGAGTGTTTGCTTGTCCCGAAGTGTCAAACAACACTGCTGCTGGACCTTGCCATTTAATGCCAAAGGCCGCGAGATTGCGTGTGTAATTTCCAATCGTGCGTGGTCTTTTGCCCGAAATGTACGCATTTAAACCGGCTTGCCATTTCAACCAGTTGCCATACTGCCTGCGACCACCCGGGAAGTTAATTTCCCGTGCCGTCGGCAAACGGGGGGCGCGTGCTTGACCACCACCTTGAAACGGCAACACTGAACCTTGCCCACCATTAGGTGTCCACGCACGATTAAACCCCGATAGAGGTGCGTCGGTAGGCACTAAATTGCGCGCCTTTGACACCGTAGGTTGCATAATTTCTTTATATTCGACAGTGATTGCGCGCCGCAATTTTTTCTGCGTTTTGTTCAATTCTGCTAACGCTTCTTTAACGCCAGCCACTTCGATTTTGTTATCGACGGGCACGCCGTTCCTGCTTCCTACGTTCGTTAATCACCGAAATAACGGTGTTTAGTTCTGTTGCCTCGAACGGCACCTGAGCAGGCCAGTAGCCCGTTTCCACCAGCACCTGCGCTAGTTGGTATCCCCATGTGCCGTTTCGGTAGGGCCCGCGTCCGCTTGGGACACAACCTCCACCGACTTTGGCTTTTTGATGAAGTCATCAAACATCAGCGGCACTGACACGCCGTTGTCTTTTGCGGCGGTGTGCGCCAAAAACAACAGGTCTTCAATGCCGATGCCTTGCGCCATGTCTGACGCTTTGCGTTTGAACTTGCGTTCCCATGACACGACGGTGAACAGATTCGTGGCAACCTCGAACCTGTTTCCGTCGGTCATTTCGACTGCGAGTGTCAGTTGCATGGGTTTTCCCCCTTGTTAGTGGTTGTTTACGGGCTGACGATGTCGCGCGCCCAGTGTCCACCGGTAAAGGTCAGGTCAACCGACGCCAGTTCGCCCACCGTCGAGTTGATCACCGGGGCCGACGCAAGCATTGCGTTCGTAATCGTGTATTCCGGGTTGGTCGCGGACTCAGTCGTGCCGCTCGGGGAAATGACAAGCGTTGTGGTGCCCTTGCCGACAACGTCAGCCAGCATTGCTTCCACTTCGCCCGACCCGTAAGAAAGAAAGAGCGTCATGGTGACTTCGACGGATTCGAGGCCGCCAACAAATTTGCGCCCAACATCACCGAACGCGGTTGCGTCCAGTTCTTCCTGCCCGACGGTCAGCGTGACGGCAGTTGCCTGATCGGACACATCGTAAACCGTCAAGCCCTGCGTGATGTTCACCGTTGCGTTGCTCAGAAACGTGGTGGTTGCCATAGTGTTCAGTTCCTCCTGACTGCCACTGCCACGGTCATTTCGTAGGTTGGTATGTCTTGCCCGCCGTAGTTGGCAAGGCCGGGTCGCCCATCAACAATTGCAATGGGCGAATTCATAATTTTGTCCACGGTCGTCATCAGATAATCACCTGAGTCCTGATTGCCGGGGGGTGGTGCAAGCACCTTGATCGGTACGCGAATATCACCGACGTTGTATGTGAACACGTCGAGTGTTGGTAGTTCGATCATGACGGTCATGGGGCGTGCGTTGCGTGGGTCGGTCACCGGTTTCAGGTTCAACGCAAGTAGTTGCGCTTTCACTGCGTTCACTGCCGTGACAAGGATGCCCGACGCTGGCATTACGCCACCTGCGAACGGTTGACACCCAATAGTTGCAGGATGCGTCCAAACGTGGCGTTTGGTGCCGCGCCCAACGCCATAGCGTCAAACGATGCAAACGAATCAACTGAGCCGCGTTCGCGGTACAGCGTTGCCGCGTACATCGTGGTGCCAAGTTTGACGTCACCGGACGGCACAAACGTTGCACGGTCGGTTGTGTACCCGGCCTGCTGACGTTTGCGAAAACACCACTCATTGGCGGCCTCGACACACTCGCTGATAAACGCGGTGTCGTTGGCGGTGGCTGAGTCAATACCCAACCACGCGACAACGTCTGCATCGCTTGTCCACTGGGGCAACACTTCAATTTCCCCGGTCAGGTTTGACGTGGCAGGATAGTTCAGGTTGCCCGATGTGTACGCAATCGTTTTGTTTGTCGTGTTTACGCCGGTGATGGTGTGCACGCCGTTGATTTGGTTGGACGGTGTCCCGAATGTGCGCACTTTGTCGCCCACATACAGGTTGTCCACGTCGGACAGGGTCAGCGTGACAGCACCCGACACAGCAACTGCTGCCGTGACGTATTTGGTGTATGCCATCGCTAACCCTGCCCTACCGTGCTACCAAGATCAGACGAACGCGGCGCGACGGAACTTCGCAGCCTCGATCATGAGGGTTGCGAGGTAGCCGCGGAACGCGAGGGTGCGCGACAGCGAGCCGTCGTTTGCCTCTGCGCTGATTGCGCCCTTTTGCTGCTCGAAGATTTCGAAGCCGTCAGGTACGCCGACAATCACGGTGTCGTTGGCAAAGTTGCTGTCCACGACGACGGTGAAACCGAACGCGCTGGCCTGTGTACCGGCAGGGTTCATCGAGCCGAAAGCTTTCATCGGGCCGACCTGGGGGAACAGCGGACGCTTCTGATCGTCCACCAACAGACCCAGTGCACGCCACATGTTCGCGGAGAGGAACAGGTGCGACGGCAGGTACTTCGTGGCGGTCAAGATCGACTCGGCGGCGGTGTACGACCAGCGTGCCCACTCAGCCGGGTCGGTGATGTCGGCAACCGTGAAGTTCGTGGTCGTCGAGGCACCGGCGCGGAGCGCATCGGCGGCAACGTCGTCGGTCTGCTGTGCATAGGCGCGAGCCATGTCATCGAGGATGAGTTGCACAATTTCGGGCTGGCTGAAATCGATTGATTCCTCTGAGACTTTTACAAATCCGCCATAGAGTGCCTTCGTTACCTGATTGTCGGTCACGACGAACGTGCCCTGATCAAGCGGTGCGTTTTCGCCGTTGCTGAGGCCGATGGTGGTGTGCGTGGTCACCTCGGGACGGATGAACACCTTGCCACCTTGCGGCATCGCCTTCGGGCCGATTGCGTCGATGACCGGACGGATGCCGCGCAGCGAGTTGTAAACCGGGGTGACAATCGGACGGGGGAGCACACCGGGAACGTCGGTCGTGACCACGTCAGGCGCGGCGGCGCGCAGACGCGCGTCGAACTCGGCCCACTCAGCACCGCCCGTGAGGAACTTGCTGATGTATTCGGCAGCCGACGGCATGACGAACTCGCGGCGTGCGGTCGCATGAATCGGGGTTGTTGGGATGGTCGCAGGTGCCTCGGGAGCCTCTGCCTTGATTTCCTCGCTCACTGTTTCCTCCTCAGGAATTGCGTGGTTTTCGGGGGTTTCTGTTTCGTCTGCTTCGGGCTCCGATGCAGCGATCTGGGTGATGCGTGCCGACTCAAAGGCCGGCACTGCGACAAGGCTGAGTTCGATCAACTCGGCCTCGGACACAATCATTGTGCCTTTCTTGTCGTACTTAAACTTGACAGGGTTCGCGCCGACGCTGACGGAATCGTAAGCACCGGCCTTCACCAATTCGATTGCGTCACGCGCCGCGGCAGTGTTCGCAAACGTTGCGAC